ACACCATAGCGTTGTTGAATAAAGCTTTGAAGCTACTGAGCGAGCCAAGGGGATCTGCCGTTAGAAACTTATCAACCAGGGCAAGCAAGGATATGAAAGAATATTTTTATTATCATAACGGCGAAGTCTGCAAAGAGATGTTCAAAGCAAAATCCGCAAAGGAATTTCAGCTACGTTTTGCCACCGGCAAAAAAACGGCTCAATTTTTATTCAAGCGCTTAAAGCCTATGCTCAATGGATAAGCACAGGATGAGCATGACGGAGCTCGACAGTTTCTTTCTCAGAGCTGCAGAAACAGAGCGCAAACTACCAGCGGCGTTCCGCAAGCAAAAGCTCGCGTCATGGCCTGAGTTTCGCCAGGAGTGGGGCGCTTACGGATGGGACGATTTCGTTGCACCTTTATCCAAGGCAACTCCTGCAGACGTTACATGCTTTGAGCAAGCTTTGTTGCTAGGCATCCGCTACATGGACGAGGACGATAGACGCCTGGTGTGGGCTGTGGCTCACAGCGCGGCGTTTCGAGAGAGAGGCCCTAAGTGGACTAAGCTTGGCAAGATGCTTGGCGGCAGGGATGCCAGGGCGGTCAAGCGTATGTATTACGATGCTCTGGTCAGATTATACTATAAGATCCCGCCCGATGATGATGACGAGATCTTAGCAAAGGTTTTTTAAAGATTTATTTATTTATAATATCTGCAAGCTGTTTTTCTGCAGTAATCCGCATTTGTTTGGCTTCATTGGCTCGGATCTCATAGATAGCGAGCCCGGTATTCAACGCACGGATCCGCAAATAACTTTCTTGTTCCTGGCAATCTTCAATCGCCTCTTGCAAGTTCTCGGCAATCAATTGCTCGAGGTCTGTCTGTCTCGATCCTGGCATGCTCGCTGCGCCCTGGTCGAATAAGTCTGTCTGCATTGTGTATCCTCTCAGTAAGTGCCAGTGCCGTTGAAAACGCCCTGGATGGTTTCATCTGCAGCAACGCCACGCGATGCGAGCTCTGCATCGTAAAGGCGCAGGATATAGTGGTTGTAATGGCTTTTGCTGTGACCCAGGCAATTGCCATAGGTTTCCCAGGTATTAGCTCGGCGCTGTTGCAGATCCTGGATAGACAGATCAGGAATAACGCCAGTGGTATATTCAAAGCTCATATGTGCTCCTTTCTAAGCTATTGTTACTTATTGTACCGTGGTCTTATGAATGCGGCCTCGGAAGGCCGCCGACAAAAGATCAAGCAATCCGTACAGCCTGGGGAGCTCCGTCACCGTCGTAGTGGTAAATGGCATCGTTATGACCAGGCAAAGACCGGATCATGTCGCTTATCAATCTGTTGACGTGAGACTGATTTACGTGGCTGTCCCGATAACCGCCGCCGTTGTAAGCTGCAGCCTCGCAAGCCTGGTAATCGTAGCATTGAGCCATCCGAATAATGTCTATGGCTCTCAAGCTATAATCAACGCACCGACTAGCTTGAACGCAACCGGCAACGTAGTCAGTGAAAGAACAACCAACTAAAAACTCTGCGTCATGCTCATCGTACCGCTCGATCAAAGCATTGATATTTGCCCAGGCTAATGCGTAAGCCCATTGCTGAGCGTCAGGCTGAGCCTCGCCAAGCCATATATTATTCTCTGCAAACCGAATTGCTAACTGCCCGATGTGGGCCTCATTGCAAGCAAATGCTGACATATCTGTGTCTCCTTTTCTGGGGTTTCTGGGGGAACGAGCTGGATCCGAAGATCTTTGCTACACCTCATACATAGTAAGCTTGACGCATTCCGTCAAGGGGTAATGATAAAATAAATCAAGAAGCTTGCGCGGATGTTCTGAATGTGTTAGCGATTAGGATATAATCGCCCAGCTTTTGCGATTTGTCCTACTGGCTACTCAACATTTACTTCTCTGACTACACAACTCAGCCCGATAAGCTCAGCGCTTGTCGGGTTTTTTCATGGAAAGATCCGATGGTATCCCGAAGCAACATCAACAAGAAAGTAATGCAGCAAATATGCGATCGCATTGCGCATGGCGAAAGCCTGTTGACCATTGCAGCGGATCCAGATGTGCCAACAAGCTATGCTGCAGTTACTCGCGCAGTGCAGAGAAATAACGACTTCTATGAAATGTATCGCCGCGCTCGATCGCTACAGGCAGAGTTTTACTTCGATCATATCACGGACATAATGATGTCACCGCTTCCCACATTCGAGGACAATCGCCAGGCAAACGCATACGTTACGAACAACCGCAACAAGGTCGACGCGCTTAAGTGGGTCATCGCAAGGATGCAGCCCAACGGCATCAGGGATAAGCGTGAGGACGCGCCGCAAAACTCAGCTATTACGATAAGCTGGCAGGGTAATGACGTGGCGGTCAGCACAACAGACGATAGCCAAGCTTCACCAGGGACAGAATAGAACAGACCAGGGACTTCGATTGACCAGGCAAGATTGAGATGCAGAGATTGAGTTGGTCATCAGGGTCATCAGGGTAACCAGGGGATTTCCGTATTCCCTAACGTACAGGCGAGCGAGCTACGCACAGGAAGCCAGATCATAGCAAGCCTGGTCAGATCCTTGCAACCGAGCTGCAACCCAGGGGGGCTAAGCTCCTGTAATCATTGGCGCAAGCGGCGGGTATTGACCCCGTTTGCCCGGCGATCCGCCGGTTTTCGAGGCCCAGCCGACCCCACCCCCGCCTCGCGGGCCGCGCCCGACTTTTGCTATAAGACCCGTAAATAAAACACACACATCCAGGATGCTTATGGAAATCGTTATACCCTACGCACCGCGAGCGCTGCAGGCTCAGCTTCATGCTGAGATGCAAGCGAGGCGCTGGGGCGTTGTTGTTTGTCACCGTAGGTTTGGCAAGACTGTCTGGGCTATTAATCATATTCTTCGCGATGCTTTAATGAGCTCTAAGCCCAATCCTCGGTACGCTATGATGGCTCCTACGTATCGTCAGGCTAAGTCTGTTAGCTGGGATTTGCTTAAGCAGTATGCTGGGTCTATTCCTGGCGTGAGGTTCAATGAGACTGAGCTTCGATGTGATTTACCTAACGGCGCTAGGATAAGCTTGTTAGGCGCTGAGAACGGCCAGGCATTGCGTGGTCTTGAGCTTCATGGCGTTGTGATGGACGAATACGCTAACATGCCTGAGAGCGTCTTTCCCGAGGTCATACGGCCAAGTCTGTCAACGTCTAAAGGTTGGTGTTGTTTCATTGGCACCCCGCAGGGACATAACGCTTTCTATGAGCTCTATGAGCAGGCCAAGGGCGATGATGAATGGCTTGCTGTAGTTCACAAGGCTTCTGATACGGGGTTGCTTGATCGCGAGGAACTAGAGGCCGCTCAGAAGATGATGAGCCCCGATCAGTATGCTCAAGAGTTTGAGTGTTCCTGGCAAGCGAATGTGCCTGGGAGTATTTACGGCAAGGAGCTTGAACAGGCTGAGGACGATGGGCGCGTTACGAATGTGCCGTATGATCCTGCGTTGCGTGTCTCGACGTTTTGGGATCTCGGCGTAGGCGATAGCACTGCGGTATTCTTTGTGCAGACTGCCGGGCGAGCTGTTCATGTGATTGATTACTATGAAACGCGAGGCGAGGGCTTGCCGCACTATTGCAAGGTTTTGTCTGACAAGGGTTATTTATACCAGGATCACTTTGCTCCGCATGACATTGAGCAAAGGGAACTTGGTAGCGGGAAGTCCAGGCGAGAGATTGCTTATGATCTTGGGCTTAACTTCCGCGTGGTTCCTAAGCTTGGGCTAGAGGATGGCATACATGCAGCGAAGATGCTTATCCCTAAGTGCTGGTTTGACAGAGATAAGACGAAGGTAGGGCTCGAGGCTCTCAGACAGTATCACAGGGCTTATAACGAGCGCACACGGACGTTTAGAGCGACCCCTGTGCACGATTGGTCATCGCATAGCGCAGATGCGTTTAGATACCTGGCTGTAGGCTTGAGACTTGGAAACAACAAAATGCGAGCGCCACAGCAACAGGCGTTGAATAGCTATAACGTCTTTGCGGCGTAGGAGGTAGATATGGGTGGTGATTCAAGTTCAGCGGGTGATAGCTCGTCAGAAAAAAAGGCCAAGCCAGCGCCTACTTACAGAAGTACGGCCCCTGCAACGAGCCTACGTCCCAGGTCAAGACCGTCTAGTACCCCTGCATCAACCACGCTCAAGAATATGCCGGGCGCATTAGCTGAGGATATAAAGATCGGCTTGGGGCAGATGGAGCCAACTCAGGGCTATTATGAGCGCACGGCTGCAAGAAAAAAGTTTGAAAAGGATCAAGCTGCATCATATGGCGGCGATAATAACCCACAACCCAGGCAATCAACGATGGCTCGGGCTGCAGCGCCTAGCTATGGCGTTGGTGGCGTAGGATCTGCGCCTGATTTACCTGATCCTGATGCCGTGGGTGAGACTGAGCAAGCCTTACTCGATGCAAATAGAAAAGGCAGATCTTCAACGATTGCCACAAGCCCGGCTGGGTTGCTTGCTGGTGAGGATAGCGCACGCAAGAAACGCTCTCTCATGGGTGGATTAATCAGATGATGATGATGAAAAAGCGCAATATTGCCGGTGAAATGGGCGCGAAAGCCTCTCAGCCAGCAAAGCGCAGGGACACCGTGGATCCGCTCGAGCGTCTTAATCAAAAGATGGCTGGCAAGGGCAAGGGCGGTGATCCTAAGAAAGCCAAGAGGCGATCAATGATGCAACAATATGGGCTGTATTAATGCAAGTTAAGCCAATGGTTGCCAACCTGGACAGGCGCTTTCAGCAATTACAAACGCAGCGCAGTAACTGGGAAAGCCATTGGCAGGAGCTCGCTGACTTTATGTTGCCCAGAAAGGCAGACATTACCAAAAAACGCACCCAGGGAGACAAGCGCACAGAGCGGATCTTCGATGGCACTGCAATACATGCTGTAGAATTACTTGCCAGCTCATTGCATGGCATGCTCACAAGCCCCTCAACGCCCTGGTTTAGCATGCGATACAGGGATCCTATGCTGCAGGGCGATGACGAAGCTAATGAATGGCTCGAGCTTGCCATTGATCAAATGTATCAACAGTTCAATCGGTCTAATTTTCAGCAAGAAGTGCATGAATTATATTATGATTTGGTGACTTTTGGAACGGCGGCAATGTATGTCGAGGGCGATCAGGACGGATTGCGGTTTCAATCCAGGCATATTGCTGAGATTTACATATCGCAGAATAGTAATGACAATGTGGATACGGTGTTTCGCAAGTTTCGTCTGTCTGCCCGGGCAATGGCTCAGCGGTTTGGCGAAGATAAGCTTCCCCAGGCATGTCTTAAAGATCTAAAAAACGATCAATATAACGAGCACGATATAATTCATGCGGTGTTTCCTCGAGGTGAAACAACCGGCAAGCTTTCCAAAATGTCTAAGCCCTTTGCCTCTGTGTATTATCATGCAGATACAAAGATGCTTTTGAGCGAAGGCGGCTATGACGAGCTATGTTTTTGCGTCCCGAGAATGAGCAAAGATAGCACGTCAAGCTATGGCAGATCTGTCTCGATGAACGCTTTGCCAGATACGAAAATGTTGAATAAAATGTGCGAGGTTACAATCCGCGCAGCGCAGAAACAAATAGATCCACCGCTAATGGTGCCAGATGATGGTTTTGTTTTGCCGGTGAGGACAACGCCGGGAAGCTTGAATTTCTACAGGGCTGGATCCAGGGATAGGCTCGAGCCCATGCAGATCGGCGCGAACAATCCCTTGGGTTTGGCGATGGAAGATCAGCGCCGTGAAGCAATTAACAAGGCGTTTTTCATAGACCAAATTCTAAGCCAGGGCGGGTCGCAGCAAACTGCAACGGAAGTGCTGCAGCGCAACGAAGAACGCATGAGACTGCTCGGGCCTGTGCTCGGGCGTCTCCAAAGTGAGCTACTGCAGCCCATGATTTCACGGTGCTTTGGCTTGCTACTCAGGGCGGGGCTGCTCCCAACCCCCCCTGAGGCTTTACAGGGCCAGGATATAGATATTGAGTATGTATCTCCCCTAGCAAAAGCGCAAAAGCTAACGGATCTGCAATCAATGTTGCGCGGGTTCGAGGTGCTTATGCAAGTTAATGAAATAGCGCCCGTAATGGATTATCTCGATTCAGACCGCTTGGTAAAATACCTGGTCGATATAACAGGCATACCGGCCCAGGTCATTAGATCTGACGCGCAGGTTGCTGAAATCCGAGAGGCCCAGGCGGAAGCAGAGGCCGCGCAAGCGCAGCAACAGCAGCAAATGATGGCCGCAGAGCAAATGCAAAAGGCCGCGCCGATGGTTAAGGCTGTGGGTGGATTGCCCGGTGGTCTGCCGCAATGAAGAAAATAGAAGATGTAAAGCGCTCGTACCGTCTTGTTTTTAACTCAGACGGTGACGGAGATATTGTCCTGGCAGATCTTAAAGCCCGGCTGAACTACGATCAAACAACCTTTGTTCCTGGCGACCCTTATCAAAGTGCTTTCCTTGAAGGTCAACGCAGCGCCATGCTGCATATCGCCAGGATGATCACCGAGGAAAGCAAACCAAAAGGTAATTAAACATGAGCGACGAGGCAATCCCGGCAGAGGGATCTCAAGAGATAGCAATGGAAGCCCCGGTTGAGGTAGGCTTTTTAGATACCCTAAACGAAGAAAACAGAGGCAACCCGAGCTTACAAAAGTTCAAAGACGTTAACAATCTTGCGAAATCATACACGCACCTGGAACGGATGGTCGGCGCTGATAATATGGCCCGGCCTTCTGAGAATTGGTCTGACGATCAATGGAGCGAGTTTTACAACGCAAGTGGTAGGCCCGAAGCGCCAACCAAATATGAAATTAGCCTGGAAGGAAAGCTTGGGGATAGCACACTCGAGGCGTTCCGAGAAAGCGCACATGAGGCAGGGCTTAATAACAAACAAGCCCAATCTATCGCGTCTTTCATGGATGGCTCCTTGGAGAAAATGGAAGTTGAGCGGTACGATCACGCTGAAACACTGACGCGTGAAGGCGAGCTAGAGCTAAGGCAAGAATACGGCCCGGCTTTCGATCAACAACTACAGCTCGCAGAGGGCGCAGCCAGGCAATTGCTTGGCAACAAATCGGAAATGCTTAATGAAATCGAGCTCGCAGATGGCAGATTATTGGGTGATCATCCTGATATTATCCGCATGTTTAGCGCGTTTGCCAAAGAAATTGGCGAAGATAAAATAATCGGTGAACCCACTGAGCTTGTTATGACCGCAGACGAAGCGGGTCGAAAGATCCCTGAAATCATGGCGAGCGGCCCTTATCTGGATCATCGCCACCCCGAACACAAGACATACGTTGCTGAAGCCGAAAGACTATTTAGGATTCAGAGCGGTGAAGCTGGACAAGCCTAGATCTTTCTAAGCCCCAGCGACAAGTGGAGTAACGAACCTAAGCGTTGAGCACGGCCCATTACGGATAACCGCGGCGAAAATAACCCTGAAAAAACAATAGCTTAATGAAGGAGTTCGAT